TTTACAGGACAGTTAAGTTGTATCTGCCCAACAGTTGCGCCGCCACCTTTTACTTCAAGAATAAATGTAGCAGGTTCAACGACTAAGTTACCCGAGGCAGTTGTAGTAGTGCCACCCAAGACTGGACTTGTAAGAGTCTTGTTTGTAAGAGTTTGAGTTGCTGTTTCAGTAACTCCGCCTTCTTGTCCCGCGGCAACATCAGAAGTTGTAGCAAGAGTGCCTGATGTTGGCAAAGTAATAGCGGTTGTTCCTGTTGTTGTAATTGTTGTCGCATGGGCGCCTGATGTAGTCAAGGTTGAGCCTTCTGCAAGAGTCAAGGTAGCGTTTGTTGCTGGCGCTGTGAAGGTCACCTTGTTTACTGATGTTGCGGTTGCCACTCCAAGAACAGGGGTTGTAAAAGTTGGGCTAGTAGTAAAAGCAAGAACGCCTGTTCCTGACTCATCTGAAATGATTCCTGCTAAGTCGGCTGAACTACCAACCTGTAAATTTGTGATTGCTACTTTGCCATTGGTTGTTATTGCCATATTATGCTATCTCGCTCCCGAACGCATTGAATGAGAAATCTGCGGATGACGCACGGACTGTAATTACATCTGAGGCGTCAATAGTAATACCTAGGGTGTAAGCGGTGACTGAGTTTGCTGGCGCTGTTACATCATAAACTAAGTAGTGTTCGGTTGCTAAAGTCGCTCCGTTTGGGCGAACTGCGATTCTGTAAGTGCCTGATGACGCCGCTTGGTTGGTAACTGTTATGGTAGAGATAACCGTTTGTGTTGCGGCGGGACAGGTATACAGCGTGGTATTAGTCGTAGCGGCAGGGTTTGACTGCCCTAAGACTTTGTAGGTTGTTGCCATGCGGTTATCCTCCGATTAGAAGTAATGGACTGATTGTATCAGTCGCGTTATTTGTGGCTGTTGTTGCGCTTGCTTGGGCGCTTGCCTCTGATGCTTCAGCCAAGGTGACGAAGGCAGAAATATCTGCGCCATCTAAACTATAAGTTCCAGCGGTCAAGGCTGTATAGGTAGCAAAAGCAGTATTTAACGCTGTGTATGTAGCATAAGTGCTAGGGATATACCAATACTTTCCTGAAGCAAGAATTTTATCTGTGGTTTGATTTATTTGTGTATCAAGAGTGTCAATATCATCTTCAAGGTCTGCAAAAGTCGTTTCGTCAATTAACTGCACAAAGTTTTCTGCAAGAGTCGGAGTTGGGCTTATATCGGCTAAATCAAGGGAGCCAGCGCTGTCATAAGGTACCGAAATTGTGTATGTACGCCCTCCAGCGAAGGATTCCTCAACAGTATAGGTAAAAGGATTGGGAACGATGTCAGGGTCATTTGTAGCGGGTAGAGTGACCGAGAAAGCACCAGCGGTAAGAGCAACGACAATAGTAGAGGGGGCAACCATTTGGTCATCTGTTCCGTTACGGAGAACATCTCCTAAGGTAAAACGCACCTGACCTTGAATTGCAGTACCCTCATAATTTACATAATTGCCTGTGATTGTTATAGTAGTTAAAGAAGCGGCAAGAGCCATTATGCACCTACCAAAAATACAAGTTCAAATCTTTCAGCAACAAGATTTTCTGCTGTTTGTTTATGAGTAAGAGCATTAGCAACCGCAGTTTCTAAATCATCTGTATAGGTTTCTGCATCATCAGTTGTAACTTCTAATTCTGCTAGAAGTGCGCTTGCTGTTGTATGCCTTGCTATGGGTACATAAGGTTCTGCCACTTTAGACCCCCATCATCATTAACTGATTTGAATTGTAAGTGGCAAGAGCGCTCGCCGCTGTCGCGGCGTCCGTGGCATGACTATCAGCGTCATCGGCTTCTTCATCAGCATCTACAACTAAAACTCGGATGTTTTCTGCATCGTTATATCGGGTCAAAAGGGCTTGATATTGGTCTACTGTTACAAAAGACGCCGCTTCAGCAGATTCAAGAGCGGGTAAAAGGTCGGCTAAATTTTGTGTTGTTCCTGCCACCGATAAAGGTAAAGCCAATTCTATTGTGCGTCCGCTAGTAAAATTTTCTTCAAAAGTATAAATAAAAGGTTGAGGTGTTACATCTGTATCGTTAGTGACTGGTAGAACAACAGAAAAGGAACCCGTAGCATCAAAAGTTTTTTGAATTACAACGGGCATAATAATTACATTGGCTGTTGTTTCTTTAAGAATTGTTTGGGGCGTTATGTTGAGAGAGCCACGAACGGGGTTACCGCTTAAATCTACATAAGTCCCAACAACGGTACAAGTCGATAACGATGCGGGTAAAGCCATGTTTTAGGCGCCTTGTCTAAATACATTCACAGTCTGTGTGCTAGATGCTACAACACCAAAAACTTGTTCTCCCTGTTGTAGTTCGACGGAGAAACTGGTTCCGCCTAATAATTCATAACCATAACTGGTTGTCGTCACTCCTGACCCGCCTAGATAGACGGTAGCCCCCGATGTGGGAACTTGGATGTTAATTGTCTGTCCGTCGCGTCCGTCCGCGTCAGCAGTTAGTTTTGTAGCGGTTGTTCCGACTGAAACTCTTTGATGTGATACTGCCATATAAACTCCTAAGAAAAGAAAGGGCGACCCATTTTAGCGAATCGCCCTTCGCACTATTCAGCGACTTCTTTTGTTTTCTTTGTAACCTTTGGCTTTGGAGCCTCTGCTACTTTTTCTTCAACTACATCATCTTCAATCAATTTGATGTAGCGGTTATTAGCCAAGGACTTAGCATGACGCCATCCCTTGACTTCTATAATGTCTCCAGCCACAAGTTTGCGACCATCAACAATCATTGATTTTAGAATTTGTGCTTTCATGCTATGCAGTCATATCTATCCACACATAAGAAAATGTTCTTGCTGTGTCGTCGATTGCGTCCCCTGTTGGGTTGTAAAGATAAATTGATACTGTGTTTGCCGCTGTGATAGCCGCACCTGCAAAAATCAAGTCATCATTCAGGTTTGATGGTGGATTTACGATAATGATGTCGGTTGTCTTAGCACCCGTAAGAGTAAAAGTTACTGAACCCCTTGTAGTTGCCGCGATTGAGGCAGGGTCTACTGAGGCAGTTCCGAAATCAAATCCGTAGGTCAAATCGCCAGTTGAGCCAACGATTGCACCTACCGAAATTTCACCTCTTGAAATTCTATTTACTACTGGCATTTATTTCTCCTAATAATAGGAAAGGAGTGAGACCGTCAAAAGTCCCACTCCTTTCATTTAACTAATTAAGCGACAATTCCTGACCAAAAATATCCAAGGTCAGAAGCAATTACCTTATTATCAAAAGCCATTTCTGCTTCGATACGGTCTGCTTTAATTGATTCCATACGGAACTGTGAAGTTCCAATGGTTGCTCCAAGACCGCCTGAAACACCTGTCCATGAGAAGGTGTATCCAGCGGAAGGAGTCATAAGTCCTGGCTGTGGAGCGACATGTGCAAGAAGAGCGTTCTTACCAAAAGCAAAACTGTATGCTTCTGCGGCGCCTTCATTGTTAGTTGCCTTTACTGCCTTAGCAACCAAAACTCGAGGGATGTCAAACATTGCGGCTAACATATCGGTTGTGATTGTTTGTGAAGATGTGTACTTGATGCGGTCTACTAGGTCAGGGTGATTCTTAAGAGCCTTGAATACATCGTATCCAAGAATCAAAGTGTTTGCTTCCATTCCTGTATTGCCAAGCATTTCAGACTTTCCATCCTCAATGTTTGAGATTGGGTCTGAAGAAGTGTAATCACTCCAATGCTTTGCTTCACCTGATGATGGGGCACCTGCAACACCAGTTACATCATCTGCCCAAATACCTGTGGTGAAAAAATCAGATACAAACTGAAGTTCACGACGAAGCATCAAACGACGAGTTACAAACTCTGTTGCCTCACGAAGAGGATTCAAAGGTGCATCGGCGTTAGCAGTTGTTTGGTCATCGACATCTTTGTGGAAAGCAAAGACATCGGCTGAGTATGTTGAAGTTGATAGATTGTAACCGCCACCTGCTGACTCTGTTCCTGGCGCACGGCGTTGAGCCTCGTCACGGAACCAGTCATTCTTGGTGTATACAAAGTATTTATCGCTCTTCTTATCGACAGGAATTACTGGGAATACCTTGTCAGCGATAAAGTTTGCTTGATTTTGTAAATACGCAACAGAGATGTTGGTAAGAATTGCGTCCACATGGACGGAGTTAATGTTTGGTTGTGGCATTTATTTTTCCCCCTTATGCCGCTCTGCCTGGATTAGCGCAGTTGATTACGGCTGTAACGATGTTTCCATCTGCCGCAGATTCGGTCAGAAGAGTTCCAACAACAAACTTGGTGGTATCTGTACCAGCAACCAAGGCAACTGCCTTACCTGTTGAAGATGTGCCAACAAGTGCGCCTTCACCGATTGCCGCACCAGCGACAATCTTGGTTCCGCCAACAACAAGCACTTCTGCTTCCTGTCCTGCGGTTGGAGCGTTTTGTAACACGCCAATAGGAATATCGGTAGCCGCGCTTGCCGCCGCCGCTTGTCCTGATGCGTTTAATTTAACAAATGTGTATTGCAAACTGGAAAGGTCAGCCGCCGCTACGAGGGTGACCTTTACCGAGTAATTAGAGATTTCGTATGCCATGTTTTAGGCACCTTTCTCGGATAGGTATTGGCTGTAAAGGTCAGGGTTTTTTGTAGCAACATCAGCAATGGCTTGTGCCATTGATTTTGTTACGCCCTCTTCAACGGCAGACTTAGCAAGAGAAGTGATTTTCTCGTAAGCGTTTCCTGATTTGAAGTCCGCGGACTTGCCGATTTCCGCAAAAATAGATGCTGATTCAGCCTGTGCATTGACGGAAGAAAGAATCTCTTCAACGCTCTTTGCTAACTCTGAATCGGTTTCGGACAAACGACGAAGCGCTGGTCCAACTTTTTCTGCATTGAGATTGAGGTTAGCCCAACCCTTTGCTTTTTCGACTGCTTGGGCATCAGCACGGGCTTCACGCTCTTTTCTAAGTTCAGCGGTTGCCTCCTCTGCTTGCTTCTTCAAGTCTGTAATCATTTTAACAACTGAAGCAGGAGCGGATTTCATAAAATCCTCTTCCTCTTTCTTTGGTTCCTTTGAGTTGCCGTAGGCTTTTTTCTTCTCGTCCTCGTCCTCACCCATCGCCATTTCAACTTCATCTTCAGGTTTTTTCATTTCCTTCTCGGCGAGTTTGGCTTCGAGTTCAGCGATACGGGCTTTAGCCGACGCTAGTTCTTCCTCAACGGTTTTTTCAACCTTATCTTCAGTTGCCTCGGTAGTTTTCTTATCCTCCATATTGGAGTCCTCCTTGGTCAGCGATTTGTCGAGAACCCTCTGTACTTCAGATTCGGAGGCTGACTTCATTACGAGCCAACCCTCATGTAGATGCGCTGGATGGTCTACTCCACTCGTCTCTTCAATAGCAAGATTCACCATTTTACGAGTGCGGGGTTTAGACAATTTATGCTCCTAACAAACTAGAGGTAGGTCTTTTAGCATGGGGCTAATAAAACTAACCTCGGGTCTTGACACGCCTAGAATACCATAGGTGTAATTCGAGCCTTTTAAGAAGTTGCCATCACCCTTGTCTTAGCCAAGGCTTCAATTAAATTTGGGGAGACCCACATTGAGAACGGGTTTTCATTAGCCCAAAAACGAGCCAATCTAAAATGAAAATCTTCTTGGTCAATCTTTGTCCAAACAAAAAAGGCTTGGGCATCATTCGGTAGATTAACTTGGATTCCAGCATACCCAGGCGGGGTTGTAACTTTTTGGGCATCAAGATTCATCGATTTAAGAATGTTCATTGTGTCATCAATGATGCTTGCCATTAGTTCTTTTTCTTTCTTGAAAAGTCCATTTTGTCTACTTCTTTTTTATCCGATGCGTAACGATGACCCTCGGGTAATAAATCTTGGTCATAAGGCGAGCGCTTAAATCTACCCGTCCTCAAAGCGTGTAAGAAACCATTGACTCGACCCATTGCCCATTGCTCTCGACCTGTCACATTAGGTCGGACTGAAGATGGGTTTGATGCGTAAGCACCCACGCCACGGTCATAAACTTGTTGCAAAACTCCTAGAGATGTTCTCTTGCTTTTTACATCACCGACAGATTCGTTATGTTCTTTGACTTTATCTCGCAAAGTGCTTTCAGTAGATTTTTCTAAAGTTTTATCGGTCATGCGTAACTGACTTACAGGCTTGACAACTCGCCTATCAGTTTCCTGTAATCCCGATTCTGTCTCAGCATAAACACGGATAGTTGCTATTGGGTTCTCCTCGGTAGCCTCTTCAGATTCATCGCTTCCAGCGATTGAGACCTTGCCAGTTCTTTTGATGCTCTCAACTTTACCCGTGGCGTAGGTCGTGGCTTGAGGTGGTTTTTTTACTGCATATAAAACTACATCGCCAACATTGACATCTTTGGCTTTTTTTACTTTATAGTTTTTCATATCAAAAGCCATACGGCGAACGCCATCTGCAATCATAGAAGCGGCGTAACCGCTGACTCCGCTGATGCCATATTGATTTACGGCATCTTCAATCATTTTGTATTCTTGTTCAGGCATGTTTGCCAAAGGTCCCTTACGCAAAATGTTTAGCATTTTTTTATCTTTGGCGTTCATATTGTAATTTCCTAAATTAAATTTTGCGAAGCGTAGACATTTTGTGACCTACTTTTTTGTCTGTCGGTTTCCCATCTTTGTAAAGAGTGATTA